GGTGATTACATAAGTGCTACTTCTGAAGCGGGAGCAACAATGTCTGTACTTGCAACATTTGAAATTGAAGGGTCACAGAGAACATGACTTACTTAGAACTTGTTAACGATGTGTTAGTTCGCTTGCGTGAAAGCACAGTCTCTACTGTTGGCGAAACAACCTATTCTTCTTTGATTGGCAAGTTTGTAAATGATGCAAAGCGTCAGATTGAAGATACTTACACTTGGAATGTCTTAAATCAGACAGTTACAGTTACGACTGCTGCCAATACAAGTTCATATTCTTTAACTGGTACTGGTCAGAAATTCCGTATTGCTGAAGCCCTTGACACTACAAGCAATATTGTATTAAGCAACATTGCAGTTTCAGACATGAATCGCAAGTTGAGTTTTGGCACACCAGCCAAAGGCATTCCTGCTGATTATTGCTTTAATGGCGCAGACTCCAATGGCGACACAAAGGTTGATTTGTATCCTATTCCTAATGGTGTATTTACATTAAAGTTTGAAGTAACAATTCCACAAGCCAATTTGACTGCTGATGGTACTTCAGTCAAGGTTTTAGACTACTTGGTTGCTCAAAGCGCCTATGCTCGTGCTTTGATTGAGCGTGGTGAAGATGGTGGAACTAACTCTGCCGAGGCTTATGCCTTGTTTAAAGGAATGCTCTCTGATGCTATTGCAATGGAAAGCACTCGTTATCCTGAAGACAACTTTGTGGCAATCTAATGGCTTCTCAACTTCAAAGTTACAGTCTCTCAGCACCAGGCTTTTATGGCCTGAATACTGAAGATTCTCCCCTTGATTTAGGGGCTGGTTTTGCTTTGGTTGCAACTAACTGCATCTTGGATCAGTATGGTCGTATTGGTGCTAGAAAAGGTTGGTCAAGGGTTAACTCTTCCTCTGGCAATCTAGGCGCTAACGATGTTGGTGTTATCCATGAGCTAGTCCAAAACGACGGGACTCTTACTGTTCTGTTTGCTGGCAACAACAAGATATTTAAACTTGGTACTGCTAATGCGGTGACTGAGTTGACCTATGGTGGTGGAGGCTCTACTCCTACTATCACGGCATCTAATTGGCAATGTGCATCTTTGAATGGCATTGCATACTTCTTCCAAACTGGTCACGATCCATTGATTTATGACCCCGCAGTAAGTACAACTACTTATCGCAGAGTCTCTGAGAAATCTGGTTATGTAGCTACAGTTCCTCAAGCCAACATTGCTATTTCAGCATTTGGTCGCTTGTGGGTTGCTAATACTACATCCGACAAAGTAACTGTTACCTTTTCTGATCTGATTGCAGGTCATGTATGGGGGGGTGGTACTTCAGGCTCATTAGATGTATCCCGTGTGTGGCCTAATGGGGCAGATGAGGTAATGGGCTTGGCAGCTCACAATGATTTCTTGTTTATCTTTGGTAAGAAGCAGATTCTTGTTTACTCTGGTGCTTCTACTCCCGCATCTCTTGTTCTGAGCGACACAGTAGGTTCTATTGGGTGTATTGCTAGGGATACCATACAAAGTATTGGCTCTGACGTTGTTTTCTTGTCAGACTCAGGTGTTCGTTCATTGATGAGAACAATTCAAGAGAAGTCTGCACCCTTGAGAGACCTCTCTAAGAATGTTCGTTTCGATTTATCATCATCTTTGGCTGGTGAAACTCTTGCTAACTTGAAGTCTGTTTATTCGGAAAAAGAAGCGTTTTATCTGCTTGTTCTGCCAGCTACTTTGCAAGTTTATTGTTTTGACACAAAGCAATCTTTGCAAGATGGTGCTTCCCGTGTAACCAAATGGGATTCTATTGCTCCAACTTCTTTGCGTTCTTTGCGTAATGGTGATTTATATATTGGGAAGAATGGCTATATTGGTAAGTATTCAACTTATCTTGATGACGCATCAACATATCGTTTTCTGTACTACACAAACAATGCTGACTTAGGAAACCCTAATCAGATTTCTATTTTGAAGTCAATTACCGCAATTGTGATTGGTGGCTCTAATCAGTTCCTCACAATCAAGTGGGCTTTTGATTACTCTGGTTCTTACCAATCAGAAAACATCTACATTCCAACACAAGTTAGTTATGAGTATGGCATTGCTGAATATAACATTGCTGAATACACAAGTGGCGTTCCGATTAAGACTTTGACCGCTAATGCTTCAGGTGCGGGAAAGATTGTTCAAACTGGTTATGAAACAACGATTAACAATGCTTCATTTTCTCTGCAAAAGATTGAAATTCAAGCCAAAGATGGCAAAATAGGGTAAGAGGTAAACCATGTCTAATTACACAAAATCAACCAATTTCGCTTCTAAAGATAACTTATCACCTGGCAATCCTTTAAAGATTGTTAAGGGTGCTGAGATTGATACTGAATTCAACAACATTCAGACTGCTGTTGCAACTAAAACAGACAATGCTTCTGCCAATATTACTGGTGGTTCAATTACTGGCATTACAGATTTAGCGGTTGCTGATGGCGGTACTGGTGCTTCTACGGCTACTGCTGCCCTGAATAACCTATTGCCTACACAGACAGGTAATGCAAACAAGTATCTCCAAACTGATGGCACTAATTCTACATGGGATGCAGTAAGCCTTTCTACTTCTGATATTACTGGCACTCTGCCTGTAGCTAATGGTGGTACGGGTGTAACTTCTTCTACAGGCACAGGCTCTGTTGTTCTGTCAAACAGTCCTACTCTTGTCACTCCCGCATTGGGAACTCCTGCTTCTGGTACGGCTACTAACCTAACTGGTTTGCCGATCTCCACAGGTGTTTCAGGTCTTGGTACTGGCATAGCAACATTCTTGGGTACTCCATCAAGTGCTAATTTAGCCTCTGCCGTAACAGATGAAACTGGTTCTGGTGCTTTGGTGTTTGCCAATAGTCCAACTTTGGTGACTCCTGCTTTGGGTACTCCCGCTTCTGCAACTCTAACCAATGCTACTGGTTTGCCAATCAGTACTGGTGTGAGTGGTTTGGGTACTGGTGTGGCTACATTCTTGGCAACTCCAAGTTCAGCAAACCTTGCTTCTGCCGTATCTGATGAAACAGGAAGTGGTGCGTTAGTCTTTGCAAACTCGCCTACATTGGTGACTCCTGCTCTTGGTACACCTGCTAGTGGTGTTGCAACCAATTTAACTGGTTTACCTTTGTCTACAGGTGTAACAGGTACTTTGCCTGTTGCCAATGGAGGAACAGGAACAACCACGCCATCTATAGTTGCTGGCACAAACGTCACAGTTACAGGAACTTGGCCTAACCAAACTATTGCGGCTTCTGGTGGATCGGGAACAGTAACAAGTGTTGCTGTATCAGGTGGAACTACAGGTTTAACTACAAGTGGTGGGCCAATTACAGGGTCTGGAACTATTACTTTGGCTGGAACTCTTGCGGTTGCTAATGGTGGAACTGGAACAACAACACCTAGTATTGTTGCTGGAACAAATGTATCTGTTTCTGGTACTTGGCCTAATCAAACAATTGCATCTTCTGGTGGCGGTATTGCTTATACCGCAGTTAAAACGGCCAACTATACAGCCGCAAATAACGAAGGTGTTTTGACCAACACAACAGGAGGTGCTTTTACAGTTACCCTTCCAACTAGCCCATCAGTTGGAAATATAATTGTTGTTGTTGATTCATTTAGCCAATGGGGATCAAATAATCTAACAATTGATCCTACAGCATCTATCAAAATTGGTGGTAACACAGCTGGCGACACATTAACTTGCGATATTACTGGTGTGACTGTCACACTTGTTTATACAGGTGCTTCCTATGGATGGAATGTTTCTGCACAAATTGGTGCTAATGGTGGTTCTGCCGTTACTTTGACAGGCACTCAAACATTAACAAACAAAACAATTAGTGGTGCAAGTAATACATTAACAGTTGATGGCACAAATGCAGTTGGTTTTAGAAATATTCCTAACTCAGGTGCAAAAACTTCTAGTTATACACTTGTTGCAAGTGATGTAGGAAAATTTATAGAACTTGGTTCTGGTGGTTCAGTTGTTGTTCCATCTTCTGTTTTTGCTGCTGGTGATGTAATCAGTATTTTCAATAATACAACGGCTTCTATTTCCTGCACTTGCTCGGCTATTACAGATGTTTATAAGGGTGGAACAGATGCAGATATTAGTAGTTTTAGTGTGACCACAAGGGGTGTGGCTACAATTTTATTTATTACTACTACACGAGCTGTTGTAACGGGGAATTTAGCATGAGTGGAATTGTTCTTAATGTTGTTGGCGCAACTTTTAGTTACCTACCACCATTAGGTTCTGCCTATGGAGGTGGATATTTTGCAGGTCAAATTTCCACATCAGGAGATGGTATAGCTACGCATAACTTGGTTGTTTGTGATGTAACTGTTGGTGAATTCTCTGGAACATGGGGGCCACTTGGCACAGTAACTGGTTACACTTCTGTAACAAATGGCCCTGCAAACTCAGCAGGTTTGGCAGGATTGGGCGGTTATAACGCAGCCACTAGTTGTGAAAATGTAAATACTGGTGGTTATACAGATTGGTATTTGCCAGCTAGTGCTGAATTGGAAATTTTGTATTTTAATTTAAAGCCAAGCACGGCTACTAACTCTACAGGCACAGGAACTAATGCTTACGCTGTTCCAGCTAGGGCTAGTAATTACACATCTGGAAACCCCGCCCAAACAGTAGCTACAAATTTCCGATACTCGGGTGGCGGTCAAGAATTTACACCTTTTGTTAGATATTGGACTTCTACTGAATCAACCGACAATACAGCATTTGTAAAATATTTTGATTCTGGTAGCCCTGATGATCCAAGTAAAAACACAACTAACCGATCTCGTGCTATTCGCAGAGTAGCCGTTTAAAGAAAAATTATGATTTATTTATCTATAACTCAAATTGATGCAGATACAGGAATAATTTGCACAGCCGAGCCAATGAGAACTGGCCCTGCTTATCCTCAAATTAAGAACTGCAATATCTATTGGTGCAACAAATCTACTTGGCCCATTGCTACAACTTCTGAGGGCGCACATACAGTAGCACCATTGTTCTTTGGTACTTGTGATGACGATGCTGATTTGACTGTTTCTGGTGTAGTTTCTACTTATACAGAAGCTGAATACCAAGCACTTAAATTTGCAGAGCATCAAGCTCGCAAACCATTCCCCAGTTGGATTGGTGACTTTGAAACAATGACATGGGAAGCCCCAACTCCATACCCACAAGATGGAAAATATTATTCTTGGAACGAAGAACAATTAGCGTGGGTTGAGGTTTAAATGAAACATACAGAGGATTAATCATGGCTACAGTCGCACTATCTGGAATTATTACACCTGGCAATGTTGTCACAACAACAGGTACAGCTACGCTGACTAACAAAACCCTGACTTCGCCAACGCTGACAGGCCCAATATTAGGAACACCAGCAAGTGGCACTTTAACTAATGCTACAGGTCTTCCAATCTCAACTGGAATTTCTGGATTGGGTACTAATGTCGCTACTTTTTTAGCTACACCTTCAAGTAGTAACCTTGCATCTGTAATAACAGATGAAACTGGTTCTGGCGCATTAGTGTTTGGAACATCTCCTACGCTTGTAACTCCTGCATTGGGAACTCCTGCATCTGGAATACTATCTTCTTGTACAGTAGATGGTACTGATTCTGTTGGCTTTAGAAATATTCCAATTAATAGCCAGAATGCAGCATATACAACTGTATTAGCAGACTCAGGTAAAGCTATTTTGCATCCAGCATCCGATGCTAATGCTAGAACATTTACTATTGATTCAAATGCTAATGTTGCTTATCCAATTGGCACGGCAATCACATTTATCAACATGACAAGCCAAGTTGTAACGATTGCAATAAATTCAGACACAATGAATTTGTCTGCTGCTGGCACAACTGGTTCACGAAGTCTTGCTCAGTATGGATCAGCAACTGCAATTAAAATTGGATCAACAAATTGGCTTATTTCAGGGAGTGGTCTGACATGAGTGGCGCACTTCAAGCTGTTTTCCAAAATCAAAGGGGCTTTATTACTGTCCCTGGTGCGCCTACCATTGGCACGGCAACCGCAGGGAATACTACTGCGTCTGTAGCGTTTACTGCGCCAGCTAGTGATGGTGGCTCTGCGATTACTGGATATACAGCAACATCAAGTCCTGGTGGTTTTACTGGAACTGGTGCATCTTCACCAATTACAGTTTCAGGATTGAGTAATGGAACGGCATACACTTTTACAGTAACAGCAACAAATGCTGTAGGAACTGGCCCTGCAAGTGCTGCATCAAATAGCGTAACTCCAAATCTAGTAGCCCCATCAACAGTTGATTATCTTGTTATTGCTGGTGGTGGTGGCGGTGCGGGAAGCCATGCTGGTGGCGGCGGTGCTGGCGGTTATCTTACCGCTTCATCTTTTTCTATTGGTTCATCATTTACAGTAACTATTGGTGCTGGTGGTGCTGGTAGCAATTCTAGTGGTGGCTCAAATGGTACAAACGGCAGTAGTTCTGTATTTTCTAGCATAACTTCTACTGGCGGTGGCGGTGGTGGCTATGTATCAGGTGGCGGTCAAGTTGGCTCTTCTGGTGGTTCTGGCGGTGGCGGTGGCGGTGGCGGTGGTACGGCTGGTGCTGGCGGTGCAGGGACTAGTGGACAGGGAAATAATGGTGGCCCTGGATATGTTGGCGCTAACTACAGTTCTGGCGGTGGTGGCGGTGCAGGCACAGTTGGTGGTACTCCAACTTCATTAGTTGGCGGCGGCGGTGGTGCTGGTTTAGCAAGTTCAATTTCTGGGTCATCTGTATTTAGGGCTGGTGGTGGCGGCGGTGGAACTGCGTATGGGTCTAATATAGCTAATGGTGGTTCTGGTGGTGGCGGTAATGGTGGCCAATCAACTACAGCGGGAACTGCAAATACAGGCGGTGGCGGTGGCGGTGGATACTACCCAGGTACAGCAGGTTCATCAGGAGGCTCTGGTGTTGTCATTATTGCTTATCCATCTAGTTATGCCGATTTAACCGCTATTGGTGGTGGTTTGACTTATACCAAAACAACTGTTGGTGGAAACAAAATTTACACATTTACTGCTGGCACAGGAACAGTTACTGTTTAATCTTATGGCACATTACGCATTTTTAGATTCAAACAACATCGTTATCGAAGTCATTGTCGGTAAAGATGAGGGCGAAGGCGGTATTGATTGGGAGCAACACTATGGTGAGTTTCGTGGTCAGCCTTGCAAGCGCACAAGTTATCACGGCAACATTCGCAAGAATTATGCTGGGATTGGCTACACATATGATGCAACCCGTGATGCGTTTATTCCCCCAACACCATTTGCCAGTTGGGTATTAAACGAAACAACTTGTAATTGGGAGGCTCCAGTTGCTAGACCACAAGTAGGTTTATATAATTGGGATGAAACAACAGTTTCTTGGGTTGTCGAACCAGCAGCTACATTAGTTGAAATTTTATGAACAGATACGAACTTGGTTTTTTTGGAAATATTTGGGTCAAGCAAAATGTGCTTGAACTTGCTGGAGAAGCCTTTGATGGGCATGAGCATAAATTTGACCATGTGACTTTGTTGGTGTCTGGTAAGGTCAGCGTTCAGATTAAAGACAATCCACCCAAAGAGTTTACTGCTCCAACTTTTATTGTTATTCGCAAAGAGCAACAGCACAAAATTACTGCGCTTGAAGACAAGACAATTTATTATTGTGTTTATGCTTTGCGTGATTTAGATGGCGAAGTAATGGAAATATTTGGTGAGCAACACGATCCCGAATCCGCAAATACCAAACCTGATGGATATTGGGAAAAAGTAAAACGAATTGAAAACATATAAATTAGCTTGCATTGAAGCGACATAATGGAGAGAAATAATGGCTGTATCTAACCAACAAATACTGGATTTCCTAACCGCAAACCCTGGCATGACTGATGCTCAGATCGTTGCGGCTATGGAGCAATATGGGGTTTCTCCTGCTCAAATGGCTACGGCTGTTGGGTTAGATGAGGGTGTGGTTCTTTCTCGTGTAGCAACTACAGTCTCTCCAGGTCAATCGGTAACACTTGGCGATACTGTTGTTCAACCTCAATATAGAACTACTGGTTCTGGTGAAACACAAGAAATTGGCGGTCTTGAAACTATTTATACATCCAAGACTACTGGCGATGTTAACTATCGTGCGCCTGTTGGTTCAGAGATTCAACAATACTCTCCAGATGGGACATTTGTAGGAACTGGCAAAGTTCAAGAAGTTAATGCAGGTCAAGACTTTCTAAAGTTCTTAGGAGGGGCTGGACTTTTATTTGGTGGTGCTGCTTTGGCGGGTCTTGGTGGCGGTGCGGGAGCTGCGGCTACTGTTGGCTCTACTGGCTTAACAATGGCTGAGTTGGCTCAACTAGATTTAGCTCTCGGTGGTGCGGGTGGTACTGCGGGAGCAACTGCTCTTGCCAACTCTTTAACTACTGGTGCTTTAGCAGGTACATTGACCAACCTTACAGGTGGTAGTGGTGTGGGTGCTTTAACAGGTGGATTGGCTACTGGTGGTGCTGTCGCAGGAATGGGTGGTGCTGGTGGACTAACCGCAGGTGCAGGTGGTGTTACTGGTTTAACAACAGGTGCAGGTGGCGTTACAGGATTGACTACTGCTGGCGGTTTAGCAGGTGCTAATACTTTGCTTGGTGGCTCTACTCTTGGTTCTACTTTAGGTGGCTTAACAACTGGTGTAGTTGGCTCTACTTTAGGTTCTACACTTGGTTCTACTGTTGGTTCTACTGTTGGATCAACATTAGGTTCTACTCTTGCAAATACAGCTACAAGCGGTCTTACTGCGGCTCAGATAGGTGCTTTGTTATCAGGTGGTTTAACTACTGGTGCAGGTCTTCTCCAACAACAAACATCTCGTGAAGCGGCTCAACGAGCGCAACAGATGATTGATACTGAGACTGCTGCTGCCAAACAAGCGGCTGCCTTCAGACCTGTTGGCATGACTACTCGATTTGGCACTTCACAATTCCAAGTCGATCCAGTTACAGGTCAACTCACTAGCGCAGGATACACATTAAGCCCTGAAGCTAAGAATGCTCAAGATCGCTTGGTCAAGTTGGCTGAGTCTGGTTTAGTACAAGCTGAAGGCGCTCAGAAAGCCTTTGAACCACTGCAAACAGGCGCTCAGAGTTTGTTTAAACTTGGTCAAGGTTATCTTGCTGAAAAGCCTGAAGATGTTGCTAAGAACTATTTAGCTTCTCAAATGGCTTTGTTGCAACCTGGTCGTGAACTAGAGTTGGCTAATCTGCAAAACAGACTCCAACAACAAGGCCGTGGTGGTTTAGCGGTTGCTCAAGGTGGTGCTTTGGGTGCTACTACTCCTGAACTACAGGCTTTGTTCAATGCTAGAGCGCAACAAGAAGCTCAATTGGCGGCTAATGCTCAACAGTATGGTCAACAACAAGTCCAGTTTGGTGCGGGATTGCTTGGTACTGGCGCACAAACTATGGGTCAGTACTATGGTGGTCAGCAAGCCGCTTATGCTCCTTACACGACTGCTTTGGGACAAGTACAAGGTCTTGAGACTGCGGCACAACAACCTTTGATGCTAGGCGCACAACTTGGTCAACAAGCGGCTCAAGCAGGTGCTAATGTGGGTCGTTTAGGCTTATCAGGTGCTGAATTTAGTACTCGATTGGCTACTGGTAATGCAGCAACAACTAACCCCTATTCAACACTACTAAGTGGACTAGGTGCTTCTCCCGCATTTGGGCAAGCAATTGGTGGCTTATTTTCTTAAGGATTCATCATGGCAGATAATATCGTAGCGGGTTTATTTGGTTTAACCCCCCAAATGTATGGTGAACAACAACGTGTTGGTGCTTTGAATGAGGGGATTTCCCTTGCTCAACTAGACCCTGCTTCTCGTGGTGCGGCACTAACTTATGGTGGTGCTAAAGGTCTTGGTACTGCCATTGGTGGTGCTATGGGCATAGAAGACCCACAACTCAAGCTAATTAGTGCTAGAAACTCTATTGCCCAACAGATAGACCAGACTGATCCCAAGTCTATCTTAAAAGGTGCTCAGATGTTGTCACAAATTGGGGACAATCAAGGTGCTATGGCTCTTGCAGAAT